AACTCGGATCGATGCCCAATATGTATTTTGACCCCTTGGTTCCAAATAGTTGCGTGGTTGGCTCCTCCCCATCTGGAATTGTACATTCGTGCATTTTTCTGGCACTAAAATAACTATCGCTTCCGTCGGTAAACGTAGCGCAATACTCACGCAAGAAAGAACTATGGCTCTGTCCTCCGCCTTGAGCTTCCTCAATAATAATTGGGTCGATCATTTCTTCCGGGAGAGATTCGTATCCCATTTGGGAAATAAAATATTTTGCTTCCCCGACCTTTTCTTCCGTGGTTATTTTCTCCATCCAGTCTTTGTATGTTTTATATAGATTTTCAAATGTATAACTAGCTGAGGAAAGGGCAATCATCTTAGATGTGTTTTCAAAAGCCATTCTTTCTTCTTCTTTCATGGCTCCCTTCTTAATTAGATTGTCTTCCATTTCCCTGATCTCTAGTCGCTCTTTAATATTTTGTGGCGCGACCAAGAACGGCATAAGGACATTAGATATGATATCTTCTGGAATGAGAAGGTACTCGTCTAACACTAGGACGTTTGCCCTGAAACCACGAATCTTTTCTCCGTTGAGTGGGATGGCCGTTATGGTCCCTCCGTTTATCTTCCATTCATACTGGTCGTTTCTTTTGATCTTCGCGCCAAAGGCTTGAGCTAAGAGTTCGGCACCCTCTGATTCCACTATGGTTTCCAGATTATTAAATATAAACCTAGCGGTTCTAAAGGTCGGCCCAGCTATTAAAATTTTTGTCCTTGGTTCGAAGATGCACTGTAAGAAACAAAATACACTCGCAATAAAAGTCTTACCACAACCGCGACCCCATACACACATAGAAAAGTTCCTATTCATCAAGGCCTTTAAGGTCACCTCCTGATAGGGTGCTAGCTTTATACCCGAAATAAGTTCCGTTGTAAGGCCTAGGTTACTCCTTAGGAACTTAGCTAGGGTAATTTTTGCCTCCCTGTCGTCTAGTCCACCTTTCAGCTTAAGGAATTCGGCGTTGACGTCTTCCAGCGGCGTTTCGTTATATTTTTCTGGCGCGTACCACATTATAATATCTTTAAGTCGTAAGCGTATTGCAAATCGACTTTCTTATAAGCACATCCACATGTAAAAATTCTTTCTATAACTCTGGAAGCCTCTACTCTTCCATTTACAAATAAAAATTGGATATGCGGATATTTCTGTATTAAATTCCTTACTCTATGGAATATGAACTCGGGGGTTGCTTTTATTTTTTTTGATATATGTGGTAAGTATGGAAAACTCATAGCATGAGTTAAGCTGTCTTCCACTAGAACCACAAGATACGCATCTGCATCTTGCGCCCTTTCTATTTCCTTTATGAATCTTTCATACCCCCCGCTCATGGTCCCTATAAAGTCAGATAGCATTTTTCTTTCTATACAACAATTGCATGTCGCTATTTTGCTGCTGAACGCGTAGTCTCCGAAATCCAATTTTCTCACTTCGATACCTCTCTCAAATTTAAGTGGTATGCGTTCACGGGTATCTACGAATATTTTATATTCTGGTTTGTTGTACTCGCAACCACTTACTATGTCGCTAAAGCGGCCATACTTATTCTCAAACCCTAGGTTGGAGCACAGCCTATAGTAATCCTCGAATAATTCATTATAGTATTGCATGGGTGGGCTTATTACGGTCCTAAGCTCCACTTGAGACGGGGTATATATAAGGTTTCGCTTTTCTTTTCTTTTTGTAAGTACGTTTTTACAGTATTCTTTCGCTTCGTTTTCGCTTATACTCTTAAGCCACATTCTGAGGTTGGTTCGGGTATTGAATTCAGTGGTGAGGTATTGCTCTTTGTTTTTGAATTTTATTATTTTGCCGTCGTGCTTATCATAACGGGGGGAGTACTTTTGGTAATACTCTACCATACGCAATCCATGAGCCTTTAGGTGTCCATGTAATTGCCTGTCGTTTTCGAATTCTTTTTCACAGACCTTGCAGTTAACCATTGAGTATTTCGTCCTCCGTAATTCCCATTATTCTAGCCTTGACCTCATCTATGGATGACAGCTTTTCGATTTCTTTTTTTATGACCTTTTTCCTTTTCTCCGCTAGGAGGATGAGCTTTTCCCTACTCTCTTCCTCTTTCCACATTTGTACCAAATTTAAGATGCTGGCGTTCTGCTTGACGAGCTTACTTAGCCTGTCGCTTCTTTTAACCTTTAAATCGTTTAATAGTTTTTGCTGCCTCGTAACGCATTGGTTGTACTCAGAGCGGGCCGTATTACTTGCCTCCACTAAGGACATGGGAACTTTCCCCCCGTTTGTTACTTCTAGGTCGATTTGCATTTGAAGCATCTGAATGGTTTCTTGGATGGTGGACGATATCACGACCTCGGTACATAGGACAATATATTGATCTACCTCTTCTTGGGTTAGGTCCGCCTTGTCATTAGTATACCTTACGAAACTACTCTCGAATAATTCTCTGTCTTGATCGGATTGATATGTGTTGATTTGATGACCAAATCTATATGTATTCATATATCCAATAAGGGAGTCTATTTCTTTTGTCTGTTGATGGGTAACCTTATCTTTGTCTATCTTTACGTGTATGTATCTGTTTACTATTAACAGTGTCGCGTAAAAAGTTTTAGGGGGTTTATACCGCTCTATGGTAAAATCCCTATCGGGCTCAGAATATACCTTTACATCTGCGGTCTTTAAAAATTCAGTTACGGTTCTGAACTCTTGACTCAATGTTGTTAAATTGTCATTACCAAAAACATTCTTTGTGAGTTCTAGAGGCTTAAGTAATGAGGCGTTGTTCTCAATGTACTCTTTTCGGTCCTTAGTTAGCTCTAGAAGCCCTTTTGCCTTATATTGGTGTGCTCCCCTTGCCGTTAGTTCTCGGCTCGCTAGAAACGCTTTTACGGCCCTTCCCTCTTTACTCCTACCATCTGCATTTTCCACGTCTGGGAACGCTATCGTCGTCAATTCCATTAGCGACGGCGGGCTATCCGGCCTGCTATTCCATGCCTCCAGAATATCCTGTCCTTGCTTTGGGGTAAGTTGGATTTCGCTACTCATCAGATTCCTCGGGTTTCTCTGGTTTCTCTGGGGGTTGTTTCTCTGCGATTAAATTGCAGTCGCTTCCGTTGTCGTAGAGAACGTAGTATCCGCAGCTATTGAAATAGCCGATAAGACTTCTTAGCCTGTTTCCTTGGGTAAGCATTCCATCCGCATGAAGATGCTCAAAACAAACCTGCTTGAGAGAAGGATATCGTAATAAATCAATGCTAAACAGGTTCAACATATCGTACCCCTCCGTATCTATGATTAAATGAGTTATGTCTGGCACTTCTCTCATTAATTTCTCTAAAGAAATTGCATCCACCTCATATTGAAACAATTCTCCTACCTGCGCGTGTGCTGCCGTGAAGTCTGGATCAATTGATGAGAATGGAGAATCCCTGTCGTTGTTGGGGACATGGAATGAGATCTGCTTACCGCCAATTTCTATTGGAATGACCGCGGTGAATTTAAAGTCACAAAATGAAAAATCCTTATATTTTTCTCTCGCCTTTTCTAACGCCCACGGGTTCGCGTCTACGAGCATGCATGAATCAATATCTGAAGCGTTTTCCTCTATGAAGGTAAAAACTGGATCATCACCGTCGTTTGTCCCTATCTGGAGAAGCTTGATACCCTCAGAAGCCCCTTCTTCATGGGGTAGTCTCGTTTTGAGGTGCGTGCTGTTTTCTTTTGTCTTGCTCATAGGCTCTTCCTTTTTATCTCCCGTGGTCTTGAAGCTCATAGTATATCTACGTCTCCTTCGTATATCAGTCCTTTCGCTTTTTTCAGTATAGATTTTTTTATGTTTTTAAGTTGCTTGTACCCCGGGGACCTATTTTTCTCAGACGTTTTATATCCCATTATCTTTGCGACTTTTTCTTCGTCCATATTTTCTACGTATAATTTTTCATAGACAGCCCACTCGGATGGCTTTAATATTTTTTTCATTTTTCTATGAAGTTTTTCTGCAGACTTTTCGATATCTACAAATTGAGAAGACATACTGTATACTTCTTGATGGTGATTTTCTAATGATACCGGTAGCTTTGTGTCGTGTGCTCTTTTTTTACTTTTTTCCCAGTTGGCGTATAGCGGGCACGTATTGCATTGTTTCTGGTATATGGTACATAGATCCTCACCCTCTGCAGCGGCGCACCTTAGGCATGGTCTGGAGAAATTTCCATAGTTGTTTCTTATTAGGTTTTTTATTTGGTTGGAGATTATCCTATTTAGCCAAGGGCCGAGAGGTTTTTCCGGATCATATAGGTGCCATTTTTTATATATATGGATTCTTATTATTTGAGAAACATCATCAAAATCCATCCAACTTAGAATGGTAAGATTCCACTTACCCTTCCTTTTTTGGATTTCGGTGTTGATGTCTGAGATTACGTCCTCAAAACGGGGACGCTTCGCTTTCGTTTTTTTCGAATTAGCCATCCTTGGTGTGGTTTGGTCTTAGCGTGCCCGCCTCACGCTTGAACTCCTCCATGGCTTCTTCCGTGCTCATTTCGGGTGCTTGATAACTTGGGTCATCTTGCGGCGGGGCGTCCTGCCTTTTAGCATCTTCGAGAATCGAACCGAAGGTGATCTTCGGCGACTTTACATCATCAATAATTTCAAAATCTAATTTATTAATTTTAGGGAGGGGTGCCCCAGAGGGCTCATCGCCCTCTGAGGCGTCGCCCTCAAACTCTGATGCTTGAGCGACAGAACCCGCAAAAGGAGTGCCGCACTTCACGCAGAAGTTCGGCTTCTCTGAGGTGTATGCAACCCCGTTTCCGCATTTAGCGCAGTAAATCTTCATAACTATTCAAATTATAATAATTAGCTAGACCGAAAAACCCCATAAAATTTACAAAATATAAAAACCATGGGTTTTTAAGAGGTGTAAGTAATGGCGAAGGGTTGTAGCGGATCAATGCCAAAACTAATCCGGTTAGGAAATATTGATTAACAAACCAAGTGGATCACGATTACTACAACCAACCTTCTCACGAAGGCTAACTTTCACTACGCTAAGCCATTGTCTTCTCGGTGCTTTTCATTAATTCCATAATAATGATTATCTTGCCAAGGACAAAGAGTGTCCCTGCCTTTCATCTTGGCCATCCATTGCTTCTTCCCCGCGTCGGGGTATCTGTTCAAGAAATGTTGAAGTTCATCACTCGCTTCATCATCGGTCATGATAAGGCTCTCGCTGGTTCCGTCACCGTAGCTAAATCCTACTTTAACCATACTCATTCCTCCATAATTATAGAAAGCCGCTTGAGCAACTTTCAGTTGAGAAAACCAATTTATTCATTGTTCACGTTCTTAAGTTTTTTTACTACGTATTTCACTAACTCTGATCTCATAATATCATCCTCAGTAAATTCAAATGTATGTATACCCATATCCTTACTATCTTCATCAGAAAAAATGTTAAACATCTTCTGAAAGCCGCCGGTGGAACGCCTTAAATCTGTTTGCATGGGGTCGGCTAACACAAAGCAGCGGCAATTCTTGCCCATTCTTGTTAAAACCGTCACTATTTCTTGCTCTGTTGAGTTTTGAGCCTCATCCATAATGATTACCTTGTCTGGCCAGTGTAGTCCGCGAGCAAAATTGATAGGAAACATAGAAACCCGCCCAGTCTCTTCTAGCTTTGACGCTTTGGTACCCGTTAGAAGCTCGTCTAGCTTGTCAATAAAGGGCAAATTATAAAATCTTAATTTATCATCCGCTGATCCCGGTAAAAATCCTAGGTGAGAATCGGAAGACTCGACAGCAGACCTCAGATAGCAAATATCTGAAACAGCATGCATGTTTAGAAGCTGAAGACCACAGTAAGTTGCGAGTAAAGTTTTACTTGTGCCCGCGGGACCGTCAACAAATACTATTCTAGTAGATGGATTGAGTGCGACTTTAAAGAATTCCTTTTGTTTGTCTGTCCAAGGAAACTGCTTTAACTTGATTTGCGATTTTAGCGGGTTGCGAATTACCGGAAGACCGGGTGGTGTCATGGAGTCGTCTAGTTGACCTTTCTGTTCCCCATTGACTTGATACGGTTTTTTACGAGGCATGCTACTCGTAATTACACAAAATAAAAGAATTTATCCAGAAAGCAGATTTTTAAAGTCAGGCAACTCAACTCCCATTGCTCTAGCTTGCTCTGGCGTTATTTTTTTCTGCACTGTTTCGTACCCCTCGGGCAGCCCTTTGAATTCTGATATAATAATTTGTTCTAATACATTTTTTACAGTTTCGTCTTCTATGTGCAAGCCGGAAGCTCCAAGACGATTCAAATCTTGCCAAACTTGAAGAATAATATCGAGCTCTGAGACTTTTTCACCCTGACTGTCGAACAATTCTTTAGAATCATTCACATGTAATGTATAATCTCTCATTACAAATGAGGCGTTATGAGTTGGGATTGAGTTTCAGCGGCGTCTCGCTGACGAATCAGCTCCTGTCTTAGCTCACTCGCTTTCCCCACGAGGAATTTCCTGTCTTCTGGGTCATCAATTTTGTTTGCTTCGCCCCAAGGGATTTGCAACAGGGTCATTAATAGCCAATTTTCTTCTTGCTTGGACATTTCTTTAGGTGTTTCCATTTTTTAATTCTTTCCTTAACCATTTTATCATTTTTTTAGGATTTTTCAAACATTTTTTTGGCATTCTTTCGTAGAGCTCGGGTAGGGTCACAAGAAATATGTAAAAAAGCACCAAAATTTTAGTATCTGAGTCTAAATTTGGGTCATCAAGTAGGTTAAGTTTCTTTTTTTTCTTTTTCTTTTGTTTGCGTGATGAGATTGATAGGTGGTTCATGATTTCCAAACAATTTAAATGTTGCAGAAGGTCTATACGTATACAATAAACATCCCAATTTGTTAATTACACCATTCAGGATCTCCTTTTCTCTTTCGTCTTGACTATTTTTTACCTGTTCTTGGTATTCCTTAATCAAAAGTATGAGCAAATCTTCCATTTTAAAATAAGGCCGGGTGCCGGTTAGCTAATCCGGTCCTCCTACTGCAGAAGGCATGCAAGCTCACACTACACCCAGCCTTTAAATTGGTGGAGGCGGTGGGAGTCGAACCCACGTCTCTAAAACCGTCAAACAGATATACTACAAGCTTAGTCAGTATTGTTTAACTCGCTTGGCAGGTTACTGACAAACAGCCTACACGAGTTCGTGGTGCGATTTCTTTAACCTAGCTCGAACCACTCTAAACACTAGGTTTTTGCTCGCTGTCGTCGCCCTAGCCCTTTAACGAGCATCCAGAGTAGGACGTGACGGTTATACCGCCATTTGGAGAGCTTCCTCCTCAACGTAACCGAACTTGGCGAGAATCTCGTCAGCCTCGGCTACAGAAAGAGCCACTTCCATGTCAATGTCATCATTGGCATATATGTTTTTGATAGATGTTTTAAGAGGCCAACCATCATCCTCTACTTGCAATCTGGCATAAAGCTTCAAATCGAAACCAGTACGCCCCCTTGTTATATATTACAACACTATAAATGAAAAGGCCAGAAAAAAACAAAAAGCCCCGGGGGTTTTTTGAATTGACTTTTATTTATTATTAATTATTGCTGCAAATTAATAGATTATACATTAACAGCGAGGAGATTCCCGGGGAGACTGAAGATACCCCCCGCCCTGACGTCAGTCAAGAAAAACTTATTAACAATTTCGAGTATTAAGGGGTGGGGGAGGGAGGCCCTCGATATTTAAGGTGCTATCCGGCACCACGGGCCTTCGGATCTAATTAAACTTATTCACATTCTTCGCAGTCGAATTCGACTGATTCAATGGCTCCCCAGCGGGAGGCGATGCGCAGCGCATGGGCTTCGTCACGAGCTTTCACAAACTCATTTTGACCTGTCCATTGGAAGGTCACTTTGTATATTGATTCTTTAATCATCATGCGTCAAGTATAGCATAGAGGGTGAGACATCTGCAGTCCTACCCTAAAACCTTTTCAATAAACTTTTTGCCCACGCATTCAACGTGGAACTCCTTGCGAGGTAGCCAGCCCATCCAGACGATTCCGTTGAATGATACGCCAGCCCTTAAGAGCCATTGCGTTTCCTCCTTCAAGTCGATACTGAACACGGGCCCATTCTCACGGATGCGGTTCTTTGTGCGTTGGCTTGCTTTGTTCGTCGGGCTAATCATTATCGTTTCCATTGTTATAATATAACACAAAAAGAGCGGTTTGTCAATGGTGAACTTATTCAAGTTATTCACAAAAAGCGCTTGACATGTGAATAACTTCGGGGGCCCCATTTTTGGGGTTGAGGTGTCAAGTAAAACTTACTGGCACAGAATGTCGATTGCGTCAATAAGCTGAAAGCCATAGTCTAGCACGACTGCGACGAACATAATTGTCACAGCAAATTTGACCATCGGCATAAAAACCTCATCTCTGAAAAGTTTGTTGGCTTCGTCGTTGGCGTCTTGGATTTTACCGATAACCGGCAGGTTGTTTTTTTTCATAATTTTTTTAGTTGGTTAGTATCAAAACGATTGTTATAAATATCCCGTAAAGGCATTGTTTGTCGATATTCATTTTCATAGTGCGTGATTTTCCAATCCGTACATCTTCGCGACCTTGGGAGTGCCTTCACTGGTTAGCCCGCAAGCGTTATAAAAACGCGGCTTGTCGAAGCGTGGGTTATCCTTCGCGAACTTGGCAGCGGCCATGATGGCGAGGTGTTGAGGTGCAACGCCTTTGTTGGCGGCGTCGATTAGTGAGGCGACAAATTCGAAATGTTGTTTAGTCATAATTTTTTTTCTAGGTTTAGAGTCGGTTGCTAGGCAGCACGCTGTTGGCATCAGGGCCGAGACTTTGCTCGGTCTTGGCAAACTGTGTTTGCTCTTGGATCTCGCTCACAAAAGTGACATCCACAAAAGCGATCTTCCCGCTAGTGTGCGCCACTTCGACCTCTAGGGTTCGGCCATCGGCCATCACCTCGCGAACAAATGCGGTTTTGCCAGCGAACTGGCCGCGATTGATTTTGACCTCTTGATTTAGGAGGAGTTGCGCCTCTGTGATTTGTGTTTTGTTTTTCATATCTGTTTTAATTATCATGCTGTAAGTATACCATACGAGGTGGGACATCTGCAGTCCTACCCGCGAACTTCTTCCAAAAAGTTTTGC